ATCATTGAATTTATCACGAATACCCTCGCCAATCTTCATAGCAATATTATTACCAGTTTCACGGAACGTTCCATAGGTATTCGTAATCGTTTCTTTAATCTTATTCAACAAAGCAGCGACAATAGCCAACGATTGAGCAATCTCTTCCGGATTAAGACTGACTTCCGACAACTTCTTAATAGCATTGACGAGATATTCAGCCCTCTGTGGCATATCTTCCGGCACATCTCCAAAGATATGCTTAATCCAATCGATATTACCAAGAGAATCCTTCATATCCTTGAGCTTCAAAGCACCATTTCGAGCATTATCATCAATCCTATCAAACAACTTCACAGAATCGACAAGATTCTTTGCTCTACCCCAAATATCATCCGGAACATCACCGAAAATACTCTTAATCCAGTTAATATTTCCAAGAGCATCACCTAAGTCTTTAAGCCTCTTAATACCATCCTTACATTTATCATCAATACGGTCAAACAGTTTAATCGAATTAATAAAGTTCTCTGTCTTACCATAATCAACCTTCGGAGCATCGTGAAGAATTCTAGCGATTTCCGCAACAGAACGAACAATCGTCACTAATTCTTGAGCGGCTCCACCCTTATTTTCAAATAAACCAGAACCCTCAATCTTCATCTGCGAGAGGCTTGTAATATTTGCCTTCAAAGAATCAACAACAGCAGTAGAAACAGGCTTTACACCGCTAATACTTTCAATAACCGAACGCACATTACTTGCGATTTGCGACAATAATCCCGAATTCATCAAATTAGAAAGATTCGAGAACAAATCTCCAGTATTCCACGAAGCAATCGTAGTCAGCATTTCTTGGAGTTTATTAACACCTTCCTGATTCAAACCCTTCGCAATCGTGGAAGCAATCATCAATTGTTCAGCGGCATATTTTACACCACCAACAATTACATCCGTAATAATCGTACCTATAGCAGAAAATACCGAGAAAGTACTTAATAGAGCAAGAATACTATTAATCTTCCCCATAGCACCCAAGAGATTATCAATATTACTCTGTTCAATCTTACCGGCATCTTTACTAATAACTACTAGTGCTTTCGTAGCAATTAATAAGCCACCCGCAATAATATCATTAGCAACTGCACCAATCGCACCTAATACAGCAAAACCGCTCAAAAGCCCAAGAATAATATCAACAACACCAATTGCAGCCGAAAGTTTAATCAATTGTCCTTTATCCACATCTGGAGCAACTTTCGAAACTTCTACTAATGCCAAAGTACATAACAATAAACCACCGGAAAGAATCGTATTCGCAACGCTTCCAATCGCACCGAATACAGCGAAACCAGAAAGCACTCCAAGAATAATATCCACCTCAGCAAGAATACCGGATAGTTCTACAATATTATCCCTGCTAATCATCGGAACATACTTCGAGGTTTCAGCGAGTGCCATAGCAGACAATAACAACCCACCAGATAGGATTGTATTTGCAATACTACTAATTGCACCAAAAATCGCAAATCCAGAAATTAACCCAAGAATAATACTAACTTCCGCAAGAATTCCAGAAAGACGAACAATATCATCCATCTTAATCTTCGACACATAATCAGATGTTCCAGCCAAAGCCATAGCCGATACAAGTAAACCGCCAGAAAGAATCGCACTTGCAATACTTCCAATTGCTCCAAATACAGCGAACCCAGCGATAGCGGTCATAATAACCGAAACAATCGCAATAATACCTTCAAGTTTTAGAATCTCGCCCAAATCAATCTTACTGACATAATTACCAACTTCAGCCAAAGCCATAGCAGAAAGAAGTAAACCACCACTAATTGCCAAACTTACAACCGCACCAAGAGCCACATATTGTGCAAATACACCAATAACACCCATCACCACACCAGCGGCGGCTAATACCAACGCGAGAGTTCCCATCTGCTTCAACAGTTCGCCTAAATTAATATCCTTCATTAACTCATAAGCCAACTTCAAAGCACCAGCCATAGCCGCAATAGCACCAGCAATCAAAATTACACTTGCCGCACCCTTCATAATATAGCCGAAGACTTTATCAACCTTGGTCATACCGGAACTCATCGTTTTCATATTCTTTCCGATACTCGTTCCAGATTTAGCGATAGTACTACTCTGCGAAACGGCTTCTGCGGCTTCCTTCGCTACGCTACCACTTCCAAATAGATTCTTAAAGAATCCACCAATCTTTCCACCAACTTTAGTTCCACCAAGAGCAGAGATAATTTTAGGACCAAATTGAAATGCCGCTATTCCTAATACAATACCGCCAAGCGAACTAATCAATGAATCACCAAGTTCCTTTGCGGATATTTGGAACTCGTCCTTCATTTCATCAAGACCATTATTTAGACTGTCCATCAAGTCATCAGAAAGTTCTGACCCGACATCACTCAAATCGCCATCTTTACCAAGTTCCTTAGCCGCCTTAGCAATATAATCATTCATCTGACTGAAAGCAGACTCAAACGTTGGCATTGTGCCATAAACACCCTCCGTAATACTTTCAACCAATCTACCACCAGAATCAACAAGAGAAACAGTTTCCCCATCAATTCCCTTCTTAATCTCATCAACCTTTTTAAGAGTTTGGTCTTTAAGACCACCCATCTCAGTAATGGCGGCTCTATTTGATTGTTCCTGCTTCTTTAACCATAATTCGTTAAGTTTCGACAGCTGGTCGCCAGTCATTCCAGCAATAGAGGCTAATTCCCTCGAAGCATCAACCCCCATATTCTGAAGTTCTTCTTTCAAACCATCTGCCAAATCAAGACCGGAGATAATTTCTTTATTAGAAGCAAACTCCTGAAGCATCGCAACCTGCTGGTCTAAGTCAGAAATAATATCTTCTGCACCTTTACCACCAGTTGTATCTACAGAATCAAACAATCCATACGCACTAGAAATCTTCGAAATAGTCGAATCAAGAGCATCATTATACTCTTTCTGAAGCGAAAGAATCTGCAAATTAGCCTGCTTTCGGGCTTCTTCCATCTTCCTAATCGCATACTGATATTGTTGCGAACCGGCAGTAAACATCTTGGAAATCTTTTGCCATTCTTTATACTGGCTAGAATAATCAAGAAGTCCAAAATCAACCTTATTATTAACAACTTTCTCAATTGATTCCAAAATATCCGAAGCAAGACTATCCATCGCTTTTTGAACGACAGACTTTTTATCCGTAATACCTTCCGCTAAACCAAGAGTAATATATTTACCCTGTTCAGCCATAACAGTAGATGGAGAATGAATCCCCATTATCTGCTTGAAGTACTTAACAATATTAGTGCCAATCTCTCGGATATAATCAAAGACTTTTTGCGAACCTTCAGCAATACCATTCGCTAAACCAACCATCAAGTTATGACCGGCATTTGCCAATCCCTTAGCGGCATTAGCAAAATTTTGACCTAGAGTCGCAAAGAAATTCTTTATTGCTTCAAAACCAGACTTCAAACTTTCGAGAATCTGTGGACCGAACTTCTTAATAACGCTAATAAAGGCTAACAACGCAACAGTATAACCAGCAAGCGGACTAGCCTTCATTAAATTAAACATCAAAAAGGCAGTTACGATTGTCGTCAAAACATTCGTAGGGAAACTAGCAATAACTTCCGCAACCTTTGCTAATAATTGAGCAATCAACGTCAAAATTCCGACTACCGCATCCGAAGAAAGGATAGTCGTGACAACACGAAGGATATTCTTAAACGCTCCTCCAAGACTTTGAGCCAATTTACCTAAAGCGGCAAGCAATTCTTTAATAGCATTTCTAAATTCCTCACTATTTTTCAATGCAGGAATAATACCACCAGCAAAAATCGCTAAGAATGTACCGAGAAGAGGATTTAGACTAAATAATTCCTTAAAACTACCAAATAATCCTTTTACATTCCCTGAAATCGACTGGACTATTGGACCGATAACAGGAAGTCCTCCACCTATCTTCCCCATTAATGTTAAGACACCTCCAAGAATAGGAAGCAGAGTAGCCGAATTATCCCCAATAAAGGCAACCGCCTTGCTTAGACCATTCATTACAAGCGGAATGAATTCAGTAACTTTATCAATTACCTTCGCAAGAGCATTACCAATCTTCTCCATTGCGTCCTTCATCTTATCCGAACGCAATTCGGTAGCCATCACCTTTAGCAAGCGAGTCCACGCTTTTTCAAGACCATTTTCCGAAATAACTAATTGGTCATTAATAATCTTATAACCAGACAACTGCCCAGCAAGAATCTGAATAGAACCCTTCAAACGGTCAGTCTGACGAGAAAGAGTATTCTCAAACGACTCCATCGCTTCCGGATTAACAGCACCTTCCATCGCCTTTCTGAAGGTTTCAAAATCAATCTTACCCGCAGAGGCTAAATCCCTAACACCCTGCTGAGTAGTATGGAGTTGCTCCGCTAATTCCCTATAAATCGGAATACCACGGTCGGACATCATTTCGAGGTCCTGCGTCATAGCACGACCAGAAGCCGAAACACGAGCATAATATCTCGCTAATTCATCAATACTTGTTCCAGTAGAAAGCGAAACATTACCCAAAATTTCGAGGTCATCACCAATCTGGTTAGTAGTTCTACCAAACTGGACTAATTGCTTTGTAGCATTAGTAACATCAATAC